CTTTCTTAAAAGCCTCTGCGGTTGGTGCGCCTGGTGCGCCAGGCTTACGCATCTTCTCGCCAGAACCCTCGGCTATGCGCTCACGCTTTTTATGGATGTTGGCATAGAGGCCGGGTTTCATTTGTACCCCGCCGCCTTGCGGCCTTCACTCATAGCAATAGCCTTGGCCTGCTGCTCGCTTTTGACCTTCTGGCCAGAGCCAGATTTCAGCTTGCCCTTAGAGTATTCACGCATCACGGTAGCGACCTTCTTTTGCATCTTGTCTTTATCTGGCATTTTTGTTTCCTTATAAACCCGCGCCTGAACCTAGAGTTTGCTCTCCACCAACAACGCTAGCAGTTTCAAGTAAACCACCACGGCGGCGGCGAGCGCGTACAGATGAGGCTGCGGCCTCTCCAGCCATTCTTGATTTTTGCTCGCTTTCGTTTTTTGCTTTTACTCTTTCTGCTTCAGCTTTGCGAGCAGCTTCTTCCATTCTGCGCTTTTCGTCTTCGCCGGTTATTTTTCTAACGGTTCCACCCATGATTAAGCTCCTTCCATTTCAGATGAACCTAAAGTTTGAATTCCTTGCTCGGCGTTAAGCCTTGCGCTCGATAACAACATCCGCGACCCACCAGCCAACCTGCTTCTTCGCTTTGCCGTGGCTTGCTCTGCCAGCTCTCTACGCTCTTCCTCGGCCTGCAACTTGAGACGCTCGTTTTCTTTCTTGGTCTCTGCAATAGCTCGCTCTTGTGCGCTGGTGTCTGGCTTACTAAACATTCCGCTCATACTTACCTCGCCATCAAAAAATAATCTACGCCGTCTGTTCCGTACTTTCGCATCAGGCATTCTTCCTTAAATCCAACCGCTGATGCCCATTTGTACGCCCGTGTATCCGTAGATCTAACGGTTATTTGTGTTCGATGCAATCCCATAGATATCGCAGAGATATCTAAAACTAGATTTGCAGTCTTGGTAAATGTAACCGGCATGGTTCTCGCAACGTCATCTGCCACTAGCCACGCCTCGGCAACGCCTTTCCAGATTGAAACAAAACCAAAGATAGCTGCTGGCTGGTTGTAAACAAAAGCGGTAACAGCTGCGCCCATCTGTTCCTGTTGGTCAAAGACCTCGATGGCCTCGTCTCGATTGGCAACAACCAGCACTTCCTCAGACTTGATGTCTATCTTGGTAGCGTGGTGTTTGTGAAACGGCATAAAGAAAATGCCGGGTCTTCTGCGCTGGTCGTTGAGTTTCTCAGCGAGTTGTAAAGACATCAAAGTCGGCATTGACCACCGTTTGAGCTATCTGTGTGTTTTGGGCAAAAGCACTCTTAGTCATGCGCCGGTGTTCGCCGCCGCCAAGCAGCAGATATCCGAATGCGTCACCAACGTGAGAGTGTTCGTTTTTGTTTGGGCTATCTCTGAATCTTTCCTGGCCAGCTCCAACGGATACCCGTTTAAAATGATATCCACCGGCTAACGATTTTCGGAGGAGCTTGCATTGCGTATTGACAATCAACCCAGGCTTTCCGTTTATGAGCCGCTGCATCGGGGCGGCACCTGCCTCACGCCTGACCTTGAAGTCGTTAGATGGCGTGGGTTGAGCTCGCAGCCCCAGGGTTCTCAGGTGGTCAAAAGCGGTGACCTCGTAGATCGCGTCCCTCTGCATACCAGCGGGGTCACCCCAGACCATCAGCTGCGCCTTTGGAAACCGAGCATTCAACTCAGCCAGGAGTTGCTGGCCGAATCGCTCAAGGCCCATATCAAAAGTCACAATCTCATGCAGAACTATCCAACGCCCGTTAGCGAGCCTCTGACCTATGACCGCGGCTGGCGTAAGACCAAAGTCTAGGCCGACCTGTAGCGGTATGGATGGGTCGTAGTCCACCTCGCCGCTCATCAGGTTGTCATCGTATTCTTGCCAGACGGGCTTGCCTTCTTGGACGTAGGTGTATTGGCCTTCGGCATAGCACCGAATCCAATCTAGGTTTTTGCCCAGGAGCATCTGCTGGTAATAGCCTGGCGGTAGGTTACCCACGTTCTCTGCTTTGGGGTTTAATTTCCACCACCGGCCAGCAGAAAAGATATGGTCATTGGCCTCTGGGTTTTCTGGCAGGTCGCTTGGAGATACCTCGATCACCCCGCCTGGTTGCCTGTAAAACTTCCATGCATACGGGCCGGTCATCTTTTCTTTTTCGGCCATACGAAAATACCAATGGTCATCATCCATTGGGTTGGTGTCGAGCCAGATACCGTGCCAGGTGGCACCGCCGTCTCGCTTGGTGGGGTAGCGGCCAACTCGGTGAGTGAGCCCATCGATCACCGCCTTGGGCAGCTCTCTGGCCTCGTTAACCCACGCACCTGTGAGCTCCAGCGAGAGCAGCTTTCTGACATCCTTGGGCTGATCGAGCGCCAGGAAGATTACCTCGCAGTCGATCCCAGATGCGCCTTCCCTGGACGGCAGGCGTATGTGGTGGGTGATTGGTGGTGTCCACAGCATCGGCCCAAAGGTGTTCTCTGGAAACAGGTCTTGCCAGGTCTTGATTGTTGTGGTCTTCAGCTCCGGGTAGCTGTTACGCACGATCACAAACCGGGTATATCTGATGCCATCCACCGGGCTGGGTTTTTGCCGTACCGCTCGCATCATTATCTCAGCTGCACAGGCATAGCTCTTACCAGACCCCACCGGCCCCATCAGCCCACGGACAAATGCGTCAGACTGCAAGAATCCCCAAACAGACGGAGACCTTGAAAAATTTAAATTTAGCCCGGTAGATGGGATTTGTTTTTGACTGCGCTCTTTAGTTTTTGTCATTCTCTTTTCGTATATCTATGATGATTACTACTGCAATCAAAGCAATCATTGAAAGCAAGAAAATGCCTGCGCTCTGTGCGTTTAAGTGGGCAACGCTATTGATCCAATCTTGTTTCATCTTTCACCTCCACATCGATGGGTTCAGGAGCCTGGACGTTGATACCGATTACTGATGGTTTATCCGATCCATCGTCCGGGTTATCAAGTAATCCAGACGCTTTAGCAAGTAAACGGAGCACGCCAACCTTGTCGTAGAGTTCAACGTCAAGCGTCTGCGAACCATCCTTCTCACGCTTGACCCTGATATTTTTGATTGCCTGCAAGGCGTGATCTGGAATTTGACTTGCCGCTTTAACCTTGACATTTCCGTCCTCGTCCCAAGTTAGGATATCTGTGATCTTAGTGTTGGCCATGCACAGCAGGGAAAACGCAATGGCCTCCCGGTTTTCTATGATGGTGGCCGAGCGCTCCATGCGCCTGGAGATCGAACGCACCCCGCCCCAGTTCTTGAGGCTGGGTACCTGCTCGGATATACGCGACTTAGGTCTGGCCATCAGAACGGGATATCTTCGTCAAGGTCTTTAAATCCATTTGCCTTGGCTTTGTTGTGCTGGTCTTGGGCCGGGAATGGTTTGTGAGCAGCTGAGTAGGATTCACCCTGGGCTGCCACCTCTTTGCCAATCTTTACCTGGTACCAGGTCTTGCCGTCCGAGTTCTTAGGGTTGATGTCCAGCCAATGGGTCTTGCCATCTGGCAGCATCACCTTACCCCGGAAAGCAGAATGCCAATCCTCAGTTCTCTTCTCGTTTGGCCAGGCAGACCCCTGACCAGGTTTCATCTCATATGCCATTTTTTCCCCCTTCCTGTCTTAGCATTCTCTCTTGGATCATTTTGTCTGCAATGACGTAAGCAGCGTGCACATCACCTTCAATCTGGGTATCTTCAAGGCTGATTGTTCCCGAAAGTTTCCAAACAGCTACTAGGGCCAAAGCCGCAAACTCATCCCTGCTTTCGATGTAAATTTGATGGTTTCCTATATCCTCAAATATCTCCGGGTTAGGAATCATCTTCCTTACCAAGTCATCTCTGTTTTTTTTCATTCATATATCTCCTCAAGGTTGTTTATCTGATTCTTTGATTGCAGACAGGTATTCGTCAGCCTGCATCAGAGCTATCTTCTGTGAGGCTAACGCCTCTGCAATCTGTGCCACGGTAAATCCTCTGCGTAGCAATTGCAACACAAAGTCACGCAAGATATCTTCCATCGTCATACATCTCCTCCAAGTAAAGTCAAAAACCTGTGCCATGAAAATGTGGGGAAAATTTGGGTGGTTCACCCCCGTACATACGTCTTGGGTGGGGGGGCCATAGGTACCCCTCCCGCGGACGTCCAGGATCGCATTGCCCACCCCTCCCACCGGTGTCCAAACGCATAGGAACGTATGCCTTTGTACGGAATCGCATAGCAGGCTCTAGGAGGCTTTGCGATACCTTGGGTATGCAAGGGTAGCCACTCACATCTACGGAGCCAACCACGGGTCTGTATTCGCGTCCTAGAGGCATCAGAATCCTGTAGCCTCCCCTGCCAATTGCTCACAGACCTCAGACAACCGTAGGCAGACCGGCATGGTTTGGCAGGCATCGATGAACTTCTCCCGACTGACCCCAACCTCGCACATGATCGCAGCGCATCGCAGGTCAACCTCATCGATTCGTGTTGTCCTAACATTAGAAAACCTATGTTTACTTATGTCTT